CTATTTAAAATTATGTTGGCATTTACGCTTAACGGATGTCTTAATTAATTTAATCGTTGAAAGCGATAATGACATGATTTCAGCAATTTCAAATTGCTTGTATCCTTCAAGGTATAGTTTGAGCCATAGTCTTTCTTTATGATTTAAAAACTTGAAGATATCTTGTAAACGAAGGTCATGTTCATTAAAGTATGTTGGTTGTTCAGTTAATGTTGGTGAATTATTCTCACATAAAATGACATCTTTTAATTGATTTTGTTGTCTGAATAAATCGATAAGGTAAAAATTTAATCGAGTGAATAAAAAAGAGGATAAAGATTGCTTGCTTGAGGGTTTATATATCTGACTCAATTGCCACATTTTTATCAAGAGTAGTTGATAATACTCATCATAATTATAGCTAATATTATATTTTTTTAAAAGATGGTGTATGATTTTGTGGTGTTTGTTGTATACGTCATTAAATTTCAAGTAGTCATTCTCCAAGTTATACGTATAACAAATATTTCCGGATAAAGTTAGAATAAAATATTTAGAAAAATCATTCATTTGCGTAATCGCTAAATTAAGTGTTAAATATAAGACATAAGTAATTAATTTAATGTGATATGATGTATTATTACTTTGCTAAATAGTAGATAGAACAAAATTTGTAATCGGGAGGTAACAATGGATTACGCACATTTAAATTTAGAACATTTTTTTGCACGAAACGACGATTTAGATGTTATTAGAGATCGTGCTGATTTCGTGATGATAAATAACTTCACTAATGAAATGATGTATCGTGATGGTCAAATTGAAGGTACGATTGATTTAAATCAGTACTATTATAAAAATAGATCAAATGCAGCAAGTTTTATTATGATGGATTATAAAAAAGAAACTAAGTAAACGAACAAGAGAATTTTTTGTTTTTTAATACGTGAATAATAAGATTATTGATATAAAGGTTTTCAAAGGTTATACAAAAAGATAAAACATTTATGATTCGTAGATCAACGTAAAGTAATATTGATAAATCGTTTAAAACGTTTCATTTACATTACTGTTTATTTATGAATATGTAACAATGCATAGATAAAATTGTTAAACGGTTTTAATAATGTTAAACTTTATTATCGTAGTCAAACTGAATGTATAACAACAATGACCTAAGAGGTGTGGATATGAATAAACACAAGAAAGGTTCTATTTTTGGAATAATAGGACTTGTTGTCATATTTGCTGTTGTCTCATTTTTATTTTTCTCAATGATATCCGATCAGATATTTTTCAAACATGTTAAATCAGACATTAAGATTGAAAAGTTAAATGTTACATTAAACGATGCAGCAAAGAAACAAATAAATAATTATACGAGTCAACAGGTATCAAATAAAAAGAATGATGCATGGAGAGATGCATCTGCAACTGAAATTAAAAGTGCAATGGATAGCGGTACTTTTATCGATAATGAAAAGCAAAAATATCAATTTTTAGATTTATCAAAGTATCAAGGGATTGATAAAAATAGAATTAAACGTATGTTAGTAGATAGACCAACGTTATTGAAACATACGGATGATTTCTTAAAAGCTGCTAAAGATAAGCACGTTAACGAAGTTTATTTAATTTCACATGCATTATTAGAAACTGGCGCAGTTAAAAGTGAATTAGCTAATGGAGTCGAAATTGATGGCAAAAAATACTACAATTTCTATGGAGTAGGAGCCCTTGATAAAGACCCAATTAAAACAGGTGCAGAATATGCTAAAAAGCATGGTTGGGATACACCTGAAAAAGCTATTTCAGGCGGTGCTGATTTCATTCATAAGCACTTCTTATCAAGCACAGATCAAAATACATTGTATAGTATGAGATGGAATCCAAAAAATCCAGGAGAACATCAATATGCTACTGATATTAAGTGGGCAGAAAGTAATGCAACAATTATCGCTGACTTTTATAAGAACATGAAGACTGAAGGAAAATACTTCAAATACTTTGTGTATAAAGATGACAGTAAACATTTGAATAAGTAATTTGATAAGCTATGAGTTGTTTTTTTGACTCGGACATACTAAAAAGACGCTTTCTATCTTGTTTTGATAGAAAGCGTCTTTTTATATTAAAGAGAGATATTGATTGATAATTCCGCCAATGCAAGTTGGCGGGGCCCCAACATAGAGAAATTGGAACACCAATTTCTACAGGCAATACAAGTTGGGGCAGGACATCAATAAAGAATTACTTTTTCTTTAGAAATTAGTATTTCTTATGCATGAGTTTTACTCATGTATTCCTATTTTTAAGTACACATTAGCTATAGCTAATGATAAAGAGCCACTGCATAATAAATCATTAGTGTTTTTTATCATTTCTGTCCCACTCTCATCGTGATTTGAAATTTTCAATTGCGATTTTAATTTCATCTCTCACACGTTGGAACTCTGACCAAGGCTTGCCTGCAGGATAGTTATTCCGAACTTCCAATTAATAAAACTCTATACCTGTAATCCTCAATGAGTTCTGGCGCTTCCCTTTAATTCCTCTTACATATTCAAAATGAATATTTTTGATTGCCATCTTTATGAATTCGGTTTTCAACTCATCTTCCATTAATTCCCAACCGTTTAGCAATGAATACTTGAAATTTTTAATCTTCTCATAATCAAAACTTTTACTTTTATTATCACTCTTACGATTTTCATAGTCACGTATTTCTTGGTCAATACGACTTATTATTGGAAAGGCTTCATCTTTATTCATCATACCCTCTATAAAAAGTGTTTGACATCTAGCGCGTTCTTTTCTCAACTTTTCAATATCGATGCCGACATCTTCAGTTTCTTTAGGTTGGTTTTTGGTTTTATATGATGTCAAATCAAATTGTTTTAGATAATTGTAAAATTGTTTCAAGACCTCGCGTTCGTCTATGTTACATGCATTTTTGTTTTTGGTATTTTTACAATTAACACAAAAGTATAATTTAGAATACCAAACTTCTTTATTTTTAGGTGTATGCTTGACTGTGTTTAAAGTTAATTTTTGGTTACAGTTAGGACATAATAGTTTGCTTCTGAAAATGGCATTATGTTTTACGATTGTAGAGTTAGTTTTTTCACTTATCCTTTGTTTTATTTCTTTATACTCTTCTTCACTTATAATAGCCTCGTGGGTATTTTCGACGAATATATCACCGAAAACAAGATGACCTCTAGCTACCGGACTTATAAGAGCACTACGTATAACTGATCTGTGCCAGTTTTTACCTAAGGGTGCTTTGTATTTAGAGTTGTTCAACTTCATAGTTATTTCTCTTAAACTAGTACCTTTTTTCGCTTCTTCTACTGCAAATCGTAATACCTTTTTATATTCATTAGGTACAAATTTATCATTTACTCTGTCGTAATAGAAAGGGGGGACGGTTTTAGCTAATCCTTTTCTAGCCGATGCACGTCTACCCATTGCAGTACGCTCTTGAATTGTTGTACGCTCCCACTCTGCCATAGCACCTACTAATGTTACGAACAAACGTCCCATAGCAGAAGTTGTGTCATATACTTCTGTTGCGCTCCTAAACGACACGTTTTTATTCTCAAACAATTCTAGTATCTCTAGTAAGTCTTTAACACTTCGAGTTAATCGATCTAGTTTATAGACTAAGATCAAATCAAAATTATCTATTTCATTCAACATTTCTTGTAAAGCGGGTCTGTCTTTTTTAGCTCCGGAGTATCCTGCGTCAGTATATACTTTATGAATCTTCCAGTCGTTTATGTCGCTGTAAGCTCTTAATTTTCTTTCTTGTTCTTCAATAGAGTGTCCTTTTTCTTTTTGTTCAAGTGTACTTACTCTGGTATAAATTGCTACTTTCATGTGCTCCCTCCTCAAAATTGGCAAAAAAATAATAAGGGTAGGCGGGCTACCCGTGATTTAGTCCTTAGTATTAAATGTGATATAATAAAATAAAAAAGTAGGTGATAATATGTCTCCTAAAGTAAAGGTTAGAAAAAAACCAGTTATAGTTAATGCAGAAAAAGCAGATAGAACTACCTATATTGAAACTTTAGAAGGTAGAATGAAAGCTGAAAAAGGCGATTGGATTATAACAGGAGTTAATGGTGAAAAATATCCTGTAAAACCCGATATTTTTGAAAAAACGTATGAAGTACTTCCCGATTAAACTTCGAGAAGTGCTTTTTTGATAGCTTCGTAACTAAAAGAATATGCCCAATGTACATTCTTTCCATAAACTTCTATAGGCGATTTGTAACTTTTATCAATCTTTATTGCGACAATAGGTTTGTTTAAGTTGTGAGCAGTTACTAATTCCCAATTCACCCATTCGGAGCTATGAGTGTTTTCTCCAATAATGCATATAACCTTATTAGAACTTTCGATTTTCTCTTTGATTTTCCTTTTTATATAGTAAGCATTTGTAGAATTGATACTTATACCAATACTGGTATCTTCAAATTTTACATCAAAAAAAATTTTATTTGGATTTTCAGACCAGCCCACTAATAAATTTTTATAACGTGAACCTTCGTCATCTGCTCTGTAGCTTACAAATAATTTCCCTAACATTTTTCTTCCTCCTTGATATCTTGTCTCATTGTTTGCCAATTAATATTCTCGTTAGAAATAATTGATTCAACGCGTAAAACTAAAAGTTTTAACGGTTCTTTCTCATTGTCATAAGGTTCAACATTATTTAAATATAAGTATTTTTCATGTTTTAACACTTCGCATGTAGTTCTATATTGAATATAGTTTTCGTGAAATTTCTTTATACTACTAATAGACTGAGATATTACAATCAGTATTCCTAGTATTGATATAACAATAGTAAAACTCATAGAATTAAACACTAACGAAAAAGGTGTTATTGCTGGGATTAATGCACCGGCAATAATTTGTATATATTTATTAAAATTGTATTGCTTTTGGCAAGATATACTTTTAGTATCATACCAATTTATTTGATCTTCTAGCCTATAACGAACATAATCTTCCATCCCTCATCCTCCTCACGCCACACGGGCGCTGTTAATCAATATCCAATAATTGTTGTTTTTTCTTATCGAACTCTTCCTGAGAAATTACCCCGACATCTAATAATTCTTTATATTTTATTAATTCATCAGCAACAGAAAAACTCATTTTTTCAGATTTAGATGGTTTCATAGAACTTTCGCGAATAGAGATTTGTTCTTGTATTGTTTCTGCCATTCTAGATACAGTATTTTTTGCTATGCTACCTATAGTGATGCTTGATGAACCGTGATGTATAATTATTTCGCCAAAAAGAAGTCCTTTTTTATACGAAACGGAATTGATTTTCTCGAATGGAAATTCATGAAATTTCAAACCGTATATCATCCCTTTATCTAAGAATAACAATCTTAGATCAGTACATACTATTAAGTAGGTATTATTATTGTACAATCCCGAAGTTACATACATTATGTTTTCGTTATCTTTTAAAATCATAGGTAGTTCTTTCACTTCTTTTTTTGTACCAAACAAATCCTCTACTCCTATTTCGCTAAATCTTTGGTAGATTTTAGATAAGTTTTCGTCAGATTTATTGATTTCACTTTCAAATTTTACTTCTTTTCTAGGTTTACTATGGTATTCTTTTAAAATTTCTCTTTTGTCTTCAACGGATAGTTGCTTGTATTGTTTCTTTCCTTCTTTTGTTTTAGTTGCTAAATATTGACTCTCAATCATACTTTCTTTGAATGTTAATCTGCTCTTAGGTAATTCTTTCATATCCATTTCTCCTTTAACTATAAAATAACTTTTCCAACTAACCTTACGCTTTCATTATCATAAAAATGTAAATCTTTATATTTTTTATTTAAAGAAACCAACGTTAATCTATTATCTTCTACATAAACTTTCTTTACGTAAGCATCTCCATTTATAATAAAGACGCCTATTTGTCCATCTTTGATAGTGTGAGATTTTTCAATGAATATAATTTGTCCGTTTTTAAATAACGGCTCCATTGAATCTCCATTTACTTTTAAAGCTATATCATGTGCGGGGACATAACCTCTTACGAATTCTTTTGAAATAGGCTCGTTATATAATCTTTCGCCAATACCAGCTGACGCACAACCATATATATACACTTCGGATTTTTCTTGAATGTAAGAATTGAAATCTACTAGATTATCACTATCATTATTTTGTTCTTCTAATTGATTAGTCGCATATTTTAGTACATTGCTTTGTCTTGGAGGCGTGAGTTTGTTGTATATGGAAGTGATGTCGTTATGGTTAATATTCCTTGCAGGGAACAAATCGTCGATACTAATATTTAAAATATGTGCAATTTCAAACAAATCATCTTGTTTAGGAGTTCTATATCCTGTCTCATAATTTGAGATAGTAGCTTTTTTAGTATTGAGTTTTTTTCCAAGTTGATCTTGGGTTAAGTTCAACTTAGTTCTATAGTATCTTATTTTATTACCTATAAATTTAGCTAATTCTTTTTTATCCATTTTCTTACCTCCTTAAATGTACCTATAGTATAACCCAATTATTTTTGGTATTCAACAAAAAAATACACGAAAAGCAAACTTTTGTCTTGACTAAGGTACACGAATCGTGTATAGTTAGTTTTGTAAGCAGGAGGTGACAACATGCAATGGAATTTAATAAAGTTGAGAAAAGAAAGAAAGTGTACTCAAGAAGATTTAGCAAACCTCTTAAATATATCAACTGAAGGTTATCGTTTAAAAGAATTAGGAAAACATCAATTTAAGAATGATGAGATGTTTATTATTGCTGATTTTTTTGACGAAAATATTGGAGATATTTTTTTACCCACAAAGTACACAAAACGCAAACAAACATCTTAAAAGGAGGAACTACAAATGTTACAAAAATTTAGAATTGCTAAAGAAAAAAGTAAATTAAAACTCAATTTACTAAAACATGCAAACAGTAATTTAGAAACAAGAAACAACCCTGAACTGTTGCGAGCAGTTGCAGAGTTGCTTAAAGAGATTAATCGATAAATTCGACATGAGAAATAGCTGCTGTAAATATACTTACAGTTTTGTCACCGACAAAGGTGTATCGCTTTCCTGGCATAAAAACTTTTTTAGACACTTCGTCTTTAGAGATTTTTTCATTGCCGTTATTCGAATTTACAAGAAGATATTGAAAATTTTGGATGACTGAATCGTCCCCAGATGAATATTTAATATACACATCCATACTTATCACCTCCTTAGGTTGATAACAACATTATACACGAAAGGAGCATAAACATTATGCAAGTATTACAAACAAAATCGAACATCGGCGAAATGTTCAATATTCAAGAAAAAGAAAATGGAGAAATCGCAATCAGCGGTCGAGAACTTCATCAAGCATTAGAAGTTTCAACTAGGTACGATAAGTGGTTCGAAAGAATGACGGAATATGGTTTTGAAAACGGGATAGATTTTATTTCGCAAGTTGAAAAAGTACACGGTCAAAAAAGGGCGCGTACTTATGAACAAGTTAATCATATTCTCACTCTCGACACTGCAAAAGAGATCGCAATGATTCAACGTAGTGAACCTGGCAAACGTGCAAGACAATACTTCATCCAAGTTGAAAAAGCATGGAACAGCCCAGAAATGATTATGCAACGTGCTTTAAAAATTGCTAACAACACAATCAATCAATTAGAAACAAAGATTGAACGTGATAAACCAAAAATTGTATTTGCAGATGCAGTAGCTACTACTAAGACATCAATTTTAGTTGGAGAGTTAGCAAAGATCATTAAACAAAACGGTGTAAACATTGGGCAACGCAGATTGTTTGAATGGTTACGTCAAAACGGATTCCTTATTAAACGTAAGGGTGTGGATTATAACATGCCTACACAGTACTCAATGGAACGTGAGTTATTCGAAATTAAAGAAACATCAATCACACATTCGGACGGTCACACATCAATTAGTAAGACGCCAAAAGTAACAGGCAAAGGACAACAATACTTTGTTAACAAGTTTTTAGGAGAAAAACAAACAACTTAATAGGAGGAATTATCAATGAACACACTATACAAAACAACCCTCCTCATCACAATGGCAGTTGTGACTTGGAAGGTTTGGAAGATTGAGAAAAACACAAGATTTAAACTTAGAAATTTTGATTATCCAAAAATTAATAATGCTCAGAGCAAATCATTGTTGGATATTGCTAGTCACGATCTAAAAGATATTTAACTGTATTCAAAATTTTCATATCTTGTTGAGCTTTTAAGCTTTCGTATAAAGCTATTGAATAAATAATTTCGTAAGATACGTTTTCAGGAGCATCTTCTTTCAACTTATTTATTCTATCTCTAAAAAAGTCACTGTCACCACCGAATTCTTTTTCGGCTTGATTACTAAGTTCACCAAAGAAATTTTGAAAATCATTAAATTCCATACTTATCCACCTCCTTTCACTAGGAGATAACTAAATTATACACGAAAGGAATGGTAGAAATGCCACCACACATTCAACAAATGTTATACGAAATCCAGTTAAAAGCTGGTATACCTCAAAAACTGATGGAAATGCAAGGGTTGATAAACGATGAAACAACCAAAGAGGAGAAAAAAGAAAATGAGCAACATTTATAAAAGCTACCTAATAGCAGTGCTATGTTTCACAGTCTTAGCGATTTGTTTAATGCCGTTTCTATACTTCACTACAGCGTGGTCAATTGCAGGATTCGCAAGTATCGCAACTTTCATATTTTATAAAGAATACTTTTATGAGGTGGATGATTAAATGACTTGGTTCGAAGAACACGTTGAACCTAGTGTGGAATGGGAAAGAAAAGCAGAACAAGCTGTGTTAAGTGATGATGAAGTTAAGACGATTACTGAATACAGAGAGAAGTACAACAATCCATATATTTACATGTCGGTTCAAAACAAAAATTATCTTGTTGAATATGTAGACAGACATACCGGTGACATAGTATTACACAATTTAAAACTTAAGAAATCATACAGAAGAAGAGCGCATCAATATTTTTTTGTCGGCCAAATAGTAGTGCCAGGCGAGCCAAAAGGCATAATTTATGAAACATCTTTGATAATAAGATAAAAAAACCGCTACTTGCGCCAACAAGTAACAGTATCAAGCACTTAAGAAAAATTTCAAGTTAAATATAAAATGAAAAACGGAGGAAGTCAAGATGTATTACGAAATAGGCGAAATCATACGCAAAAATATTCATGTTAACGGATTCGATTTTAAGCTATTCATTTTAAAAGGTCATATGGGCATATCAATACAAGTTAAAGATATGAACAACGTACCAATTAAACATGCTTATGTCGTAGATGAGAATGACTTAGATATGGCATCAGAATTATTCAACCAAGCAATAGATGAGTGGATTGAAGAGAACACAGACGAACAGGACAGACTAATTAACTTAGTCATGAAATGGTAGGAGGTCGCTATGAAGCAGACTGTAACTTACATCATCCGTCATAGGGATATGCCAATTTATATAACTAACAAACCAACTGATAATAATTCAGATGTTAGTTACTCCACAAATAGAAATAGAGCTAGGGAATTTAACGGTATGGAAGAAGCGAGTATCAATATGGATTATCACAAAGCAATCAAGAAAACAGTGACAGAAACTATTGAGTACGAGGAGGTAGAACATGACTGAACAAACATTATTTGAACAGTTGAACAGTAAAAACGTGAATGATCATACAGAACAAAAAAATGGATTAACTTATCTAGCATGGTCATATGCACACCAAGAGCTGAAAAAGATTGACCCAAACTACACAGTAAAAGTACACGAGTTTCCACATCCAGATATTAACACAGAAAATTATTTTGTACCTTATTTGGCTACACCAGAAGGCTATTTTGTACAGGTATCTGTGACTGTGAAAGATAGTACAGAGACTGAGTGGCTTCCAGTATTGGACTTTAGAAATAAATCGCTTGCTAAAGGTAGTGCAACAACTTTCGATATTAACAAAGCGCAAAAACGATGTTTTGTTAAAGCTTCGGCTTTACACGGTTTAGGCTTATATATCTACAACGGCGAGGAACTACCAAGTGCAAGTGACAACGATATTACAGAATTAGAAGAGCGTATCAATCAGTTCGTGAACTTATCTCAAGAAAAAGGGCGAGATGCAACTATCGACAAAACGATGAGATGGCTAAAAATATCTAACATTAATAAATTAAGTCAAAAACAAATCGCAGAAGCACACCAAAAATTAGATGCGGGATTAAAACAATTGGATAGTGAGGAGAAACAATAATGTTAAACAGAGTAGTTTTAGTAGGACGATTAACAAAAGACCCAGAATTAAGAAGTACACCAAATGGCGTAAATGTAGGGACATTCACATTAGCAGTAAACAGAACATTTACGAATGCTCAAGGCGAGCGTGAAGCAGATTTTATAAACGTAGTAGTGTTCAAAAAACAAGCTGAAAACGTTAAAAACTACCTTTCTAAAGGATCGTTGGCAGGTGTAGACGGACGACTACAAACACGCAGTTACGATAACAAAGAAGGGCGACGTGTATTTGTGACAGAAGTAGTAGCGGACAGCGTTCAATTCTTAGAACCGAAGAATAACAACAAACAGAATAACCAACAACACAACGGACAAACTCAAACTGGTAATAATCCGTTCGACAATACCGAAGAAGACTTTTCTGACTTACCGTTCTGATTGGAATGATTAAATGCCAAAAATTACTAGTTATATCACTCAAGACGACGGCACAACAACAGTTGTCATCTCGGGTGTCGAATTAGGCAATAAAGAAACATTACTACTTGATAACGGATTTGATGTGGAAGTCGATGTAAGCGTCATAGATCCGTTTCAAATTACTGGACAACAACGTAAGTTAATATTCGCATTGTGTAACGATATAGAAGCTCATACAGGACAACCTCGAGATTATATGAGGCAAATGTTCCAAGATTATGTGAAGTTTCTGTATGGCTATGAAGAACGTATATCTTTATCAAATTGTTCTCGAACTATAGCTAAGCAAATTATAGAAGCGATGTTTGAGTGGATTTTTACAAATGCGATTCCGTTAAATTATAAAACAAGCAAATTGATGAAAGAAGATAAAAATTATCTTTATTGGGCAACTGTTACGCGTCATTGCATTATATGCGGAAAGCCTCACGCTGACCTAGCACATTATGAAGCAGTAGGTAGAGGCATGAACAGAAACAAGATGAATCACTATGACAAACATGTATTAGCGTTATGTCGCGAACATCATAACCAGCAACATGCGATTGGCGTTAAGTCATTTGATGATAAATATCAATTGCATGACTCGTGGATAAAAGTTGATGAGAGGCTTAACAAAATGCTGAAAGGAGAAAAATGATTTGAATATTAAAAGGTTTAGAAATGAAGCAAATGTGATGAACTTTTTATTGAGTATGCACAGCAAAATTATTAATAAAGAAAATGAATCAACTATCAGCAGTGAAATTGAGAAAAAAATATTGGAAATACCACTGGCTGATAGTTGGACAGACTATTTACTGTTAAGTAACGAAGAAGTAAACCTTAAGTTAAAAAAGTTGATAATGTTGCATCGCCGAAATCTACAACTGGTAATTGACGAAAAGCATCAAGAAGAACTTGAAAGAATTCGACCTTCTTTTGATCAAAACTTTGACCCCAATCCTGTGAAAAGATATTCACAAAATTAGAAAGTTTGTATGTGAAGGTTTCGTATGCGTAGTAGTCAGTCTTTACTTTAATCATTTTCAATTCTGTTACTAAAGCCTTATTTAGATAATTTAGACATTCTAAATGGGCATGATTAAATGTATTTTCAGTAAGCGTGTACGCGATGTTTAAAGCAGATTTAGCAATCAAAAATAAATCAGATTCCCAAAAGAAAGGGTGAGTTTTATCTAAATGTAATTCCTGTTTTTCAGACATTGTTAATAAACGTTTGAAATTATTTTCCATATTTTCACCCCCAATCTAACGCAGTAGCGATAACAAAATTATACCAGAAAGGAGAATCAACATGACTGATCAACCAAGTTACTACTCAATAATAACGGCAAATGTCAGATACGATAACCGACTTACCGACAGTGAAAAACTACTTTTTGCAGAAATAACGTCTTTAAGTAACAAGTACGGATACTGCACAGCAAGTAATGGTTACTTTGCGAAACTATATGAAGTTACAAAAGTTACCGTATCACGCCGTATAGCTAACTTAAAAGAATGTGGATATTTATATGTTGAAATCATTAGAAACGGTAATGAAATTAAACAAAGAAAGTTATACCCCTTAACAGAAATGATAAGACCTATTAACACAAATGATAATACCCCTATTAACACAAATGATAATACCCCTATTATCACAAATGTTAAAGAGAATAATACAAGTATTAATAATACAAGTAATAACAATATAAATAGAATAGATATATTGTCGGGCAACCCGACACGTATCCCATATAAAGAGATTATTGATTATCTTAACGAAAAGACTGGGAAGAAATTTAGCCATAAATCTAAAGCTAATCAAAAACTAATACAAGCTAGATTTAACGAAGATAATTCAAAAGAAGATTTCTTTACAGTAATTGATAACATGACTGCTCAATGGAAAGGTAATCCGAAAATGGATGAGTATTTGCGACCTAAAACGTTATTTAGTGGAAACTTTGATAATTATAAAAATCAAACAGCGAAAATTAATAACGAATCTAATCAATATATAGATGCATTCCAACGTGCATCACAATCCAGTATAGAAAATTTACCGTTTTAAAGGAGTGAGAAAGTGGAGTCATTCCAGAACTTAGCAAAGAAACCAACTTTAAAGAAACAAATCATTGAACAAGCGTTTGATTTGAAATGTGAGAACTGTGGACGTAAGTACGACTATTACAAATTTGATGACGGTTCAGAATTCAAACATGGTTGTGATTGCGAAATGATAGAGTACGCCAAACAATCGACTGAAAACTATCACAAGAGAAACAGACGGAGAAAAGCAGAACGCATATTCAAGCAATCGATAATGAACGAAGATCTAACGAAAGCAACGTTTGATAATTACAATCCGACTAACGAACAACTAGTGTATGCAAAAAACCTATGCGAACGTTACGCAAATAATTTCACGTTAGACAATAAACAATCGCTACTAATTCAAGGCTCATTCGGTACAGGTAAATCACACTTATCAATGAGTATTGTTAAATCAGTTAAAGCTAAAGGCTACACAGTGCTATATATGAACGTACCTCAATTGATATCGACAATTAAAAACACTTATAACAACCAAACTGCTATGACCGAACAGGAATTGGCTCAAATTATAAGCGATGTCGATTTGATGGTATTCGATGATTACGGTATCAACATGAATGAATTCGCTACTAGTAAGATGTTCGAGCTTATCGAAAGTAGAATAGGCAAACACAATATCTTTACTACCAACTTAGACGAAAAAGAAATGACAAAAAACAAAGACTTACAACGTATATTCAGCAGAATCATGAGTAATACAACACTAATCAAGATGGACGGTCAAGATTACAGGACTAGAGGTTTAAAACTATGATTACCAAAGAATTTTTAAAAACTAAACTTGAGTGTTCAGATATGTACGCTCAGAAACTCATAGACGAGGCACAGGGCGATGAAAATAAGTTGTATGACCTATTTATCCAAAAACTTGCGGAACGTCATACACGCCCCGCTGTCGTCGAATATTAAGGAGTGTTAAAAATGCCGAAAGAAAAATATTACTTATACCGAGAAGATGGCACGGAAGATATTAAGGTCATCAAGTATAAAGACAACGTAAATGAAGTTTATTCGCTCACAGGAGCCCATTTCAGCGACGAAAAGAAAATTATGACTGATAGTGACCTAAAACGATTCAAAGGCGCTCACGGGCTTCTATATGAGCATCAGTTAGGTTTGCAGTCAACGATATTTGATTATTTATAAGAGGTGCACGATGAGTAAATACAACGCTAAGAAAGTTGAGTACAAAGGAATTGTATTTGATAGCAAAGTAGAGTGCGAATATTACCAATATTTAGAAAGTAATATGCATGGCACTAACTATGATCGTATCGAAATACAACCGAAATTTGAATTATTACCAAAACTAGATAAACAACGAAAGATTGAATATATTGCAGACTTTGCGTTATATCTCGATGACAAACTGATTGAAGTTATCGACATTAAAGGTATGCCAACCGAAGTAGCAAAACTTAAAGCTAAGATTTTCAGACACAAATACAGAAACATAAAACTCAATTGGATATGTAAAGCGCCTAAGTATACAGGTAAAACATGGATTACGTACGAGGAATTAATTAAAGTAAGACGAGAACGCAAAAGAGAAATGAAGTGATCTAATGCAACAACAAGCATATATAAATGCAACGATTGATATAAGGATACCTACAGAAGTTGAATATCAGCATTTTGATGATGTGGATAAAGAAAAAGAAACGCTGGCAGATTACTTATATAACAATCCTGACGAAATACTAGAGTATGACAATTTAAAAATTAGAAATGTAAATGTAGAGGTGGAATAAATGGCAAAAATTACCGAAGAAACAAAAACTGTAAGTGACGGTTATTCAAGAGAAGACCGCGAAACGACATTGAACTATGATTACGAAAACCAACAATGGATTGCTTACTCATCAGTACCAACACATATTACTAGAATGACAAAGTTGTACGGCGATGATGTAGAGGTATTGGAACGATTAGAATCTGGGACTGCGGTATTGGTTAGGGCGAAACTACCTAAAAGCGCAATAGGTTTTAGAAAATTAATGTCTGAAGAGCGACGACAAGAATTATCTGAGAGAGCAAAAAGAGCTTTTGGTCATTAGCGCTCGTGAATATAGGGTGAAAAACGACCAAAAAGACACACTAATACTTTTTAGGATAAATAACATCCGGAGTAAAAAACATGAGCTTTAAAAATTTTAACGCATGATAAATACGGAGGCAAAATAAATGAGTATCGTAAAGATTAACGGTAAACCATATAAATTTACCGAACATGAAAATGAATTGATAAAAAAGAATGGTTTAACTCCAGGAATGGTTGCAAAAAGAGTACGAGGTGGCTGGGCGTTGTTAGAAGCCTTAAACGCACCTTATGGCATGCGCTTAGCTGAGTATAAAGAAATCGTGTTATCCAGAATTATGCAACGAGAGGCTAGAGAACGTGAAATAGCTAGGCAACGACGTAAAGAGGCTGAGCTACGTAAGAAGAAGCCACATTTGTTTAATGTACCACAGAAACATTCACGTGATCCGTACTGGTTTGATACTACTTATAACCAAATGTTCAAGAAGTGGCAGGAAGTATAAATGCCTAAAACCGATAGCGCACGCAAAGAATACCTAAATCAATTCTTTGGATCTAAGAGATATCTATATCAGGATAACGAGCGAGTGGCACATATCCATGTAGTGAATGGTACTTATTACTTTCATGGGCATATCGTGCCAGGTTGGCAAGGTGTGAAGAAGACGTTTGATACAACCGAAGAGCTCGAAATATATATAAAGCAACATGGTTTGGAATACGAGGAACAGAAGCAACTAACTTTATTTTAAGGAGATGGAAATGATGAAAATCAAAGTTGAAAAAGAAATGAAAATAGACGAATTAATTAAGTGGGCGCGAGAAAATCCGGAGCTATCATTCGGCAGAAAATATTATACAACAGACAAAAATGATGAAAACTTTATTTACTTCGGTGTTTTTAAAAATTGTTTTAAAATAAGCGATTTTATATTAGTTAATGCTACTTTTAGTGTCAAAGTTGAAGAAGAAGTAACCGAAGAAACTAAGTTTGATAGGTTGCTTGAGGTATATGAGATTCAAGAAGGAGTCTATAAATCCGCATTACACAAAGGTATCAGTTTGAACGAACGTTTTGAAGACGACAACATTTTTCCTACCAAAGCATTCTACATCTTAAATGACGACCTGACCATGACGTTAATCTGGAAAGATGGGGAGTTGGTCAAATGATGCCTAAATATCGAGTATGGGACACCGAAACAAAAAAGATGTGTGAGGTTGTTGCGTTGGATCTTCACAATAGCGAAATTAGTTATTCAACTAAAGAAAATGAATACGGCAAGGTTATAAAGGAGTTTATAAAGACTGAGAAAATGGCAGATGTAGAACTTATGCAGTCAATTGGTATAAATCTGTGGGGAAGAGAATTATACGAGGGCGATATATTAAAAGTCGTATCAACGAAACTGTGGGGCATCGAACGGGATAAAACATACATTTATTTAGATGCTGCAGGCGTAGTCACTCGCGACCATATTGGCACTATGATTGGCGACGTACATCTATTGAGAGCTTTTGATGCTGAAGAAGTTCGTGAAATGCCAGCCATTGAATACCTAGGCAATAAGTTTGAAAATCCGGAGTTACTGGAGGTAACAAAATGAACTATGAAACAGGTTTCCAACTAGGTGTAATGGAAGCTAGGTTGAAGAAGATGAGAAAACAACGTGATGAGTACAAGAAGCAACGTGATGAGCTTATCGAGGATATAGCGAAGTTAAGAGAACGCATCAAAGAGCTGGAGAAGAAAGCAAGCGCATGGGATAGGTATTGTAAGAGCGTTGAAAAAGATTTAATAAACGAATTCGGCAACGATGATGAAAGAGTTAAATTTGGAATGGAATTAAACAATAAAATTTTTGTGGAGGAAGACACTAATGAATAACCGTGAACAAATAGAACAATCAGTGATCAGTGCTAGTGCGTATAACGGCAATGACACAGAGGGGTTACTAAAAGAGATTGAGGACGTGTATAAGAAAGCACAAGCGTTTGATGAAATACTTGAGGGAATGACAAATGCTATTCAACATTCAGTTAAAGAAGGTATTGAACTTGATGAAGCAGTAGGGATTATGGCAGGTCAAGTGGTCTATAAATATGAGGAGGAGCAGGAAAATGACTAACACATTAACAACTGATCAGTTACAAGAGTTATTACAAATACAAAAGGAGTTCGACGATAGAATACCAACCAGAAATTTAAATGACACAGTAGCTAGTATGATTATTGAATTTGTAGAGTGGATTAACACGCTTGAGTTTTTTAAAAATTGGAAGAAACAACCAGGTAAGCCACTAGATACACAATTAGATGAGATTGCTGATTACTTAGCTTTCAGTTTGCAATTAACTCTGACTATTGTTGATGAAGAAGATTTGGAAGAAACTACTGAGGTTATGGTTGATTTGATTGAAAATGAAGTTACTTTACCTAAACTACATTCAGTTTATTTTGTTCATGTAATGCATACACTAACGGAACAATTTGTAAAAGGTATTGATAATAGTATTGTACAAGTTTTAATAATGCCTTTTTTGTACGCCAATACTTACTATTCAATCGACCAACTTATCGACGCATACAAAAAGAAAATGAAAAGGAACCACGAAAGACAAGATGGAACAGCAGACGCAGGAAAAGGATACGTGTAAAGACATCTTAGATCGAGTCAAGGAGGTTTTGGGGAAGTGACTATAAACAAATTAAAAAATATGCTCACGAATATTGGTTTGAATGTAGAAAGTGAGAAGTTATCCAAAGTTGAAGTCCAGTTATTTCCGACAGACCAACCATTAAAAGATAATACAGTGCTTGAAGGCTATTCTTGCAATATTAAGAATTGGCCTAAGTTCAAAATTTGGATAAACAAATCTAACAAAGTAACTATAAAATCACGTGGAGTTCAAAAGAGTTTTGATATAGAAGATGAGAAGTCATTAAGGAAAGAATTAAAAGGTTTTGAAATTTTGTAAAAGAGGTGCTGAGGAAGTGACAGGGTACATTATAGCAATGTTATTTTTCATGAGTTTCATAGGGTCGATTGCGAGTGTGTCGATTTTTATAGCCGATTTAACAGTTAATAAACATTTATCTCAAAAAGGATTATTGTTCTTTTTCTTGTTGGGAATAATATTAAATATTATAGCTATTCTGATTTATCCAATCGGCGTAGATTATGGAGTGTTAAAGAAATGACGCAATACTTAGTTACAACATTCAAAGATTCAACAGGACTACCACATGAACATATTACTGTGGCTAGAGATAATCAGACGTTTACAGTTGTTGAGGCAGAGAATAAAGAAGAAGCAAAAGAGAAGTATGAGGCACAAGTTAAAAGGGATGCAATTATTAAAGCGAGTCAGTTGTTTGAAAATATAAGGGAGTGTGGGAAATGATTAAACAAATACTAAGACTATTATTCTTACTAGCGATGTATGAGCTAGGTAAGTATGTAACTGAGCAAGTATATATTATGATCACGGCTAATGATGATGTAGAGGCGCCCAGTGACTTCGCAAAGTTGAGTGATCAGTCAGGTTTGATAAGGGTGGAAGTGTCAGAGTAGATGGAATGGGTATTTTTTTCTGCTTACATTGTTATATTCATTGCATGTGCATATGTGATATATAGACGAATTGAAGAAGTGAGCGAGGAAGTTGATGAATTACAGCGTGACATAAAAAAGAATGAAAAATTATTGGAAAATTATAAGAAAGAAAACGGACCAATCGAATATATCGTTGAGTTAAAAAACGGTGTGTATTTACAAGAAAAATATACATCGTCGTTTGCGGAAAGGACAACGCTTATTACAACTAGTAATGTTTTTGAAGCTAAATCATATGACAATTTATTTTCAGCTAAAATAGATGCTGAATTTATGCGTGGTCGTGTATTAAAATATAAACCGAATTTAGAGGTGGTTGAATAGATGATGTGGTTGATCATAGCAATTATATTACTAGTCATCTTATTGTTTGGTGTGATGTTGCAAGCGGAACAGATAAAAGGTGATGTGAAAGTTAAAGAGCGAGAGATAGAGATATTAAGAAGTAGATTGAGACATTTTGAAGATTAAACATATTTGTATGGAGGGTATTCATGACTAAAAAGAAATATGGGTTAAAATTATCAACAGTTCGGAAATTAGAAGACGAGTTGTGTGATTATCCTAATTATCATAAACAACTTGAAGAGTTAAGAAGTGAAATAATGACACCGTGGATTCCAACAGATACAAATATAGGCGGGGAGTTTATACCGTCTAATACATCGAAAACAGAGATGGCAGTAACTAATTATCTTTGTAGTATACGAAGAGGTAAAATCCTTGAGTTCAAGAGTGCGATTGAACATATCATCAACACATCAAGTAGGAAAGAACGCGAATTCATTCAAGAGTATTATTTTAATAAAAAGGAATTAGTGAAAGTTTGTGATGACATACACATTTCTGATAGAACTGCTCATAGAATCAAAAGGAAAATCATATCTAGATTGGCGGAAGAGTTAGGGGAAGACTGAAATTGGCAGTAAAGTGGCAGTTTTTGATACCTAAAATGAGATATTATGATAGCGTAGGATATTGACTATCTTACTGCGTTTCCCTTATCGCAATTAGGAATAAAGGATCTATGTGGGTTGGCTGATTATAGCCAATCCCTTTTTTAATTTTAAAAAGCGTATAGCGCGAGAGTTGGTGGTAAATGAAATGAACAAATTAACTAAAAAGCAACGTTTGTTTGCAGAAGTATATACAATACCCGGTACTGAATGTTATGGCAACGCTACTAAGTCAGCTGTGCATGCTGGATATAGCGAAAAGACGGCGTACTCACAAGGACAGCGTATGTTGAAGAATGTTGAAATACAAAATTATATCAAGGAGGTTGAAACGAAACTCTTTGATGAGAATATCATGTCGGGTAAAGAAGTGTTGTACAGACTAACTAGAACGGCTAGAGGAGAACACTCAGAAGTTGAAGCTATCGTAACAAAAACAGGAGACTACAAAGAGAATCCAGACACTGGCAAAATGCAATTAGTATACGATGAACATATACACCTTGTTTCTAAGTCGCCTAAAATCAGTGACCAAAACCGAGCCTTAGAGATGTTAGGTAGACATCATAAATTATTTACAGACAAACAAGAGGTCGACTACAAAATACCGATGTTTGTCGATAATATTCCGGAAGATGATTAGTCATGTATGAAATACTTGATCTAAAAAATAAAATCGGTGGTGGCTACAATAAGTTTTGGCACAATAAAAGTTTTTACCGTGTTGTAAAAGGTTCTAGGGGTAGCAAGAAAAGTAAAACTACAGCTATTAATTATATTTATAGAATAATGAAATATGATTGGGCAAATATACTTGTGGTCAGAAGATTCAGTAATACTAACAAACAATCAACATATACAGATTTAAAGTGGGCAACTAATCAATTAGGCGTTGCTCACTTATTTAAATTCAATGAAAGTTTGCCGGAGATAACATATAAACCTACCGGACAAAAGATACTGTTTAGAGGTTTAGACGATCCATTGAAAATAACATCGATTACTGTTGATACTGGCATTTTGTGTTGGGCTTGGTTTGAAGAGGCTTATCAAATAGAAACATTCGATAAGTTTAGTACCGTTGTTGAGTCAATACGTGGTAGCTACGATAGTCCGGAATTTTTTAAGCAAATCACAGTTACTTTTAACCCGTGGTCGGAAAGACATTGGTTGAAACCTACGTTTTTTGATGAAGAAACAAAACTAAATAATACTTTTTCAGATACAACAACTTATAGAGTTAATGAATGGCTAGACAAAGTCGATATTGAACGATATGAAGATTTGTATATAAAGAATCCCAGACGTGCAAGAATCGTCTGTGATGGAGATTGGGGCGTTGCTGAGGGTCTTGTGTTCGATAACTTTAAAGTCACTGATTTCGATTGGCGAGAGAAGTTTAAACGAACACAAGAAATTGCACATGGTATGGATTTTGGTTTTACATTTGACCCTACCACTCTAATTAACACTGTAGTTGATTTAAAAAATAAAGAGTTGTGGATATACGACGAACATTCAGAAAAAGCCATGTTGACAGATGACATTATAAATATGATTAAACGTAAAGGTTATCAAGATGCGTATATAGTTGCGGATAGCGCTGAAAAAAGGTTGATAACTGAAATAAGTAGAAAAGGTGTACCTAATATCAAACCGTCAGTAAAAGGTGCGAATACCATAATGCAGGGCGTCCAATTTATTCAAGGATTTAAAGTATATGTACACCCTAGTTGCGTACATACTATCGAAGAATTAAACACATATACTTTTGACCAAGACAGTGAAGGCAATTGGATTAACAAACCTATAGATAAAAACAATCATTTAATGGATGCACTTAGATATAGTCTTGAAAAATACCATATTAAGTTAAAAAAACGCAAGAAGAATACAGAAAGCAAAACAAAAGTAATCAAATCTCTAGGATTATAGGAGGGAACAAATGTTAAAAGTAAACGAATTTGAAACAGATACAGATCTACGGGGAAACATAAATTACTTATTTAATGATGAAGCCAATGTTGTTTACACATATGACGGGACGGAATCCGATTTATTACAAAACGTTAATGAAGTAAGTAAATACATTGAACATCACATGGATTACCAACGACCTAGATTGAAAGTGTTAAGTGATTATTACGAAGGTAAAACTAAGAACTTAGTTGAGTTAACACGACGCAAAGAAGAGTACATGGCAGACAACCGTGTTGCTCATGATTACGCATCGTATATTAGTGATTTCATTAACGGCTATTTCTTAGGTAATCCAATTCAATATCAAGATGATGACAAAGATGTATTAGAAGCTATTGAGGCGTTCGATGATTTGAATGATGTTGAATCGCACAATAGATCTTTAGGATTAGACTTATCAATTTACGGTAAAGCTTATGAGTTAATGATTAGAAATCAAGATGACGAAACTCGTTTATATAAGATTGATGCAATGAGCACTTTTGTCATATATGACAACACAGTTGAACGTAACAGTATTGCAGGCGTTAGATATTTAAGAACTAAACCAATAGACAAGACTGACGAAGATGAACTGTTTACAGTTGATTTATTCACTTCACACGGTGTTTATAGATATCTTACAAGTAGAACAAGCCGATTCAAGCTTACACCACGTGAAAACAGTTTTGAATCTCACTCATTTGAACGTATGCCTATCACAGAATTTAGCAACAACGAAAGAAGAAAAGGGGATTATGAGAAAGTAATCACTTTAATTGATTTGTATGATAATGCTGAATCAGATACAGCTAACTATATGAGTGATTTAAATGACGCTATGCTACTTATTAAAGGTAATTTGAATTTAGATCCTGTAGAAGTTAGAAAACAAAAGGAAGCTAACGTGTTGTTTTTAGAACCTACTGTATACGCAGACGCTGAAGGTAGAGAAACAGAAGGCTCTGTTGACGGTGGTTATATTTATAAACAATACGATGTACAAGGTACAGAAGCTTATAAAGACCGTTTAAACAGTGATATACACATGTTTACCAATACGCCTAATATGAAAGATGATAACTTCAGCGGTACTCAATCGGGCGAGGCAATGAAATACAAATTATTCGGATTAGAACAACGTACTAAAACTAAAGAAGGATTGTTTACTAAAGGGTTAAGACGTCGTGCTAAGTTGTTAGAGACAATACTTAAAAATACACGGTCGATTGACGCTAACAAAGATTTTAATACTGTTAGGTACGTATACAATAGAAACTTACCTAAATCATTAATCGAAGAATTAAAAGCATATATTGATTCTGGCGGGAAGATTAGTCAAACAACTTTGATGTCTCTATTCTCATTCTTCCAAGACCCTGAATTAGAAGTTAAAAAAATCAAAAAAGATGAAATAGATGCTATTAAAAAAGCTCAAAAAGGCATTTATAAAGACCCTAGAGACATCAACGACGATGAACAAGACGGTAGCACAAAAGATACTGTTGATAAAAAGGAATGATTGTAATTGCCTAACAAAAACACTCAAGAATATTGGGAAGAACGCGGACGCAAAGCAATCGAGAATGAGTTGAAGCGTGATAAAACTAAAGCTGAAGAAATTGAACGTATATTGAATATGATGATTAAGCGCATTGAAAAAGAAATCAATGCGTTTATTGTTAAGTACGGAGATTTTGCAGGCGTTACATTACAAGAAGCTCAAAAGATTATTGATGAGTTCGATGTAAAAGCGTTTCAAGAAGAAGCAAAAAGATTGGTCGAAAACAAGGACTTTAGCGATAGAGCAAATGAAGAATTAAAGAAGTATAACACTAAGATGTATGTATCTAGAGAACAGATGTTAAAGATTCAAATAGAATTCTTAATTGCTTATGCAACAGCTCAAACTGAATTATCGATGAGGGAATATTTCGAATCAACAGCTTATCGTGTGTTCAGTGATCAAGCAGGTATTTTAGGTGAAGGTGTACAAGTAGCTAAAGAAGTTATAGATACAATCGTTGATACACAATTTCATGGTGTCGTTTGGTCAGAGCGATTATGGACTAATACCGAAGCAATGAAACAAGAAGTAGAAGAAATAATTGCTAATGTAGTTATTAGAGGTCGACATCCTAACGAATATGTTAAAGATATGCGCAAGCACTTAAATGAATTCGAAGGAACAGCAAGACAAAAGACCGCAGCAATCAAATCATTGCTTTATACAGAATCAGCACGTGTTCACGCACAATCAAGCATTGACAGCATGAAAGAAATTTCACCAGAAGGATATTATATGTATATTGCAAAAATCGATAATAGAACAACTAAAGTATGTAAAGGGCTTAACGGAGAAATATTCAAAGTTAAAGACGCTAAAATTGGTGTTAATTTCTACCCTATGCATATCAATTGTCGTTCAGATTGCGCTTTACTACCTAAGTCTATGTGGCCGAAAAAACCAAGCAAGAAACGAAAAACAAAATACTTCGGAGGGAAAGTGAAAAGCGGTGATTGATTTAAAAGTAAAGTTCTTTAAAGGTAAGTTAGCTTTGTATGATAGTAAATTGAGTGTTTGGAGGATACTAATATGAGCAATACTGACAAATACCTTAGAGACATAGCAAGAGAATTAAAAGGTATACGTAAAGAGTTACAAAAGCGAAACGAAACAGTTATTATTGATGCAAACTTAGACAGTGTAAGGTCGGCAGTATTAGCCGATAAAGAAAAATCGAAATATAATGAACCTCTCTTTTAATAGCTAGCACTTAATTGTGTTGGCTATTTTTTATGTCCAAAACGTGCTGATGACATAAAAAGCACGCATGGAAAAACAGTCGACAGACTATAAATGGAGGTATATCTCATGGAAGAAAATAAACTTAAGTTTAATTTGCAATTTTTTGCAGACCAATCAGAAGATCCGGACGAACCAGGCGGAGATGGTAAAAAAGGAAATCCTGATAAGAAAGAAAATGACGAAGGTACTGAAATAACCTTCACGCCAGAGCAACAAAAGAAAGTTGATGAAATACTTGAACGTCGTGTAGCCCACGAAAAGAAAAAAGCTGATGAGTATGCAAAAGAAAAAGCAGCAGAAGCTGCTAAAGAAGCTGCTAAATTAGCGAAAATGAACAAGGAGCAAAAAGATGAATATGAACGCGAACAAATGGAAAAAGAGCTGGAACAATTACGTTCAGAAAAACAATTAAACGAAATGCGTTCAGAAGCACGAAAAATGTTGAGTGAAGCGGAAGTTGATTCATCAGACGAGGTTGTCAATTTGGTTGTAACTGACACTGCTGAACAAACTAAATTGAATGTTGAAGCTTTTTCTAATGCAGTAAAAAAAGCGGTTAATGAAGCGGTTAAGGTTAACGCTAGACAATCGCCATTGACTGGTGGAGATTCATTTAATCACTCGACTAAAAATAAACCGCAAAACTTAGCTGAAATAGCTAGACAAAAAAGAATTATTAAAAATTAACGGAGGCATTTAAATGGAACAAACACAAAAATTAAAATTAAACTTGCAACATTTTGCAAGTAACAATGTTAAACCACAAGATTTTAACCCTGACAATGTAATGATGCACGAAAAGAAAGATGGCACGTTGATGAATGAATTCACAACACCTATCTTACAAGAGGTTATGGAAAACTCTAAAATCATGCAATTAGGTAAGTACGAACCAATGGAAGGTACTGAGAAGAAGTTTACTTTTTGGGCTGATAAACCAGGTGCTTACTGGGTAGGCGAAGGTCAAAAAATCGAAACATCTAAAGCAACATGGGTTAATGCTACAATGAGAGCATTTAAATTAGGGGTTATCTTACCTGTAACAAAAGAATTCTTGAATTACACTTATTCACAGTTCTTCGAAGAAATGAAACCTATGATTGCTGAAGCTTTCTATAAAAAGTTTGACGAGGCAGGTATTTTGAATCAAGGTAACAATCCATTCGGTAAATCAATTGCACAATCAATTGAAAAAACTAATAAGGTTATTAAAGGTGACTTCACACAAGATAACATTATTGATTTAGAGGCATTACTTGAAGATGACGAATTAGAAGCAAATGCGTTTATCTCAAAAACACAAAACAGAAGCTTGTTACGTAAAATTGTAGATCCTGAAACTAAGGAACGTATTTATGACCGTAACAGTGATACGTTAGATGGTCTACCTGTGGTTAACCTTAAATCAAGCAACTTAAAACGCGGTGAATTAATCACTGGTGACTTTGATAAGTTGATTTACGGTATCCCTCAATTAATCGAATACAAAATCGATGAAACTGCACAATTATCTACAGTTAAAAACGAAGATGGAACACCTGTAAACTTGTTTGAACAAGATATGGTGGCATTACGTGCAACTATGCATGTAGCATTGCATATCGCTGATGATAAAGCGTTTGCTAAGTTAGTTCCTGCTGATGAAAAACCAGCTTCAGTTCCAGGAGAAGTTTAATAAATAATTAGGAGTGGTAACATGCCCGAAATCATTGGAATTGTTAAAGTAGATTTTACAGATTTAGAAGATAACAGACATGTCTATATGAAAGGGCATGTCTACCCTCGCAAAGGTTATGATCCTACAGATGAACGTATAAAGTCTTTAGCCAGCGTTGAAAATAAACGTAATGAGCAAATGATTTACGTTGTTGACGATAAGTTAACAAAAAAGGAACTTATTGAAATAGCGAGTCTTGCTAGTTTAGATGTTGACGAAAAACAAACAAAAGCTGAAATTATTAGTGCTTTTGAGTCACTTGTGTAGGTGGTTATATGACTACACTAGATGACGTTAAGAAACGCATTGGTCTTAAAGATAATAAGCAAGACGAACAGTTACAAGAAATAATCAAAAGTTGTGAAAGCCAGTTGTTATCAATGTTACCTATTGAGGTTGAACAAATACCGGAAAGGTTTAGCTACATGATTAAAGAGGTTGCAGTTAAACGCTACAACAGGATTGGTGCTGAAGGTATGACATCAGAAGCAGTTGATGGACGTAGCAACTCATATGAATTAAATGATTTTAAGGAGTATGAAGCTATTATTGATAATTTCTTTAATGCTAGAACAAGGACTAAAAAAGGAAGGGCTGTATTCTTTTGAGATATGAAGATAGAGCTGTTTTCCAATTAGAACAAGTAGCAACTTACAATCCTAAAACTAGTAAAAAAGAAAACACGTTCATTACTTATGATGCAATACCATGCAATATCAACCCCATTTCTAGAGCAAGAAAGCAACTTGAATTTGGCGATGTAAAAAACGATGTAAGTGTGCTGAGGATAAAAGAATCAATATCTTATCCTGTTAGTCACGTGTTGGTTAATGGTATTCGCTACAAGATAGTTGATACAAGAGTATACAGACACGAAACGTCATATTACATCGAAGAGGTCAACTAATGAATATAGATGGATTAGGCGCGTTGTTAAACCAATTTCACGATATGAAAAACAACATTGAAGATGATGTAGACGACATTTTACTAGACAAAGCTAAAGAATACGTAGTAAGAGCTAAATTAAAAGCTAGAGAAGTAATGAATAAGGGTTATTGGACTGGTAATTTATCACGCAATATCAGATATAAAAAAACTGGCGATTTGCAATACACTATCACATCGCATGCAGCTTATAGTGGTTTCTTAGAGTTTGGTACTCGATACATGGAGGCAGAACCTTTTATGTGGCCAGTATATGAGGTAATAAGAAAATCAACTGTAGAAGAATTGAAAGCGTTGTTTGAATAGGAGATAAAAGCATGACACCGAACTTACAACTTTATAATAAAGCGTATGAAACGCTACAAGGATATGGGTTCCCTGTTATTTCTCGTAAAGAGATGCAACAAGAGATTCCGTATCCTTTTTTTGTCATAAAAATGCCGGAGTCAAATAGAAGTAAGTATACCTTTGATAGTTATTCTGGCGACACGAATTTAGTTATTGATATTTGGAGTGTAAGCGATGATTTAGGACATCATGACGAACTCGTTAAAAGATGTATTGATGATTTAACACCTAGCGTTAAAACAAACAATTATGACTTTGAAGAAGACGATACTAACATCACACAGTTAGTTGATGATACTACCAATCAAGAATTGCTACACACATCAGTAACGATATCTTACAAAACATTTTAAAAACGGAGGAATATTGAATGGCAAATATGAAAAATAGTAATGATCGTATTATTTTGTTTAGAAAAGCTGGCGAAAAAGTAGATGCTACTAAAATGCTTTTTTTAACTGAATACGGCTTATCACATGAAGCTGATACAGATACAGAGGATACAATGGACGGTTCTTATAACACTGGTGGTTCAGTTGAATCAACAATGTCTGGAACTGCCAAAATGTCTTATGGTGACGCTTTTGCAGATGAAATTGAAGATGCGGTTGTAGACCGCGTATTGTATGAAGCTTGGGAAGTTGAAAGTAGAATACCGGGCAAAGGTGGAGATGCTACTAAATTTAAAGCGAAATATTTCCAAGGTTTCCACAATAAATTCGAATTAAAAGCAGAAGCTAACGGCATTGATGAATATGAATACGAATACGGAGTGAATGGTCGTTTCCAACGTGGATTTGCAACATTGCCCGAGGCTGTAACAAAGAAACTTAAGGCGGCTGGATACAAATTCCATGATACTACAAAAGAAGATGCGTTAACTGGCGAAGAGTTAACAGCAATTCCTCAACCTAAAGTGGATTCGCCATCGTCTGTACCAGGAGAAGTATAAAAATAGGGCTTAACGCCCTTTTTATTTTTGTTTAAATTAATCATGAATGGAGATTTTAAAGATGAATGTAGAAATTAATGGAAAGTCACTAGAGTTAAGCTTTGGTTTTAAATTTTTAAGAGAGATTGATAACAGATTGGGTTTAAAAGTAGAGCAAGCTTCTATTGGTCAAGGTGTATCAATGTTGCCTGTAGGTTTAGAAAGTGGAAATCCTGTTGTGATTGGCGAAGTTTTAATTGCAGCTACATCTCACTTAAAAAAACAAGCAATTACTATTAATAACATTGATGAAGCACTAGATGAAATAGCAGAAAATATCGGACTAGAAGAATTCGGTTCGGATATTTTAACGGAGTTGGGAAAGCGACCTATGACCCGAAACCTAGTAGAAGTAGTGGAAGCGGAAGAGAAACCAGCGGAAGCGTAATAACTTACGACAGAATCGTTATCACTTGTATGTCAACACTTGGTATTACAGATTTAAATGTTATTGAGCAAATGACATTAACAGAATATAACTATCGAATGTATGCGAAAGAATATGAAATGCTAACCCAAGAATTCGAACGTTACAAACTTGCGTTTGCTATTCGTGATGCTGCAGCTACTAAAAATGTTGGGACAGAAAATAAACCTAAAGAGGAATATGTTTTTAACAACGCAAACGACGTATTGCCTTATGAAGAAAATATCCAACGGCTTAATGAAGGTAAAGATATAAGATTTAGTAGCGAACGTGATGAATACGAACCACAAAATAATGAATTCTTTAAAGTTATAGCAGAATTTAATAAGCAATAGAAAGAGAGGTGTTAATGTGACGGAATATAAAATTAAAGCGACTATTGAAGCAAGTGTAGCTAAATTCAAAAAGCAAATTGATAGTGCGGTTAAGTCTGTGCAAAGATTCAAACGAGTAGCAGACCAAACTAAAGATGTCGAACTAAATGCTAACGATAAAAATTTACAAAAAACTATCAAAGTTGCTAAAAAGTCTTTAGATGCATTTAGCAACAAGCAAGCAAAAGCTAAACTAGATGCTAATATACAAGATTTACAACAAAAAGTATTAGAATCAAACTTTGAGCTAGATAAACTAAACTCCAAAGAAGCTAGCCCTGAGGTTAAACTACAAAAACAAAAGTTAACTAAAGATATCGCTGAAGCAGAAGCTAAATTATCAGAATTAGAAAAGAAACGTGTCAATATTGACGTCAATGCTGATAACAGTAAATTCAATCGAGTATTGAAAGTGTCTAAATCTAGTTTAGAAGCTTTTAATAGATCTAAAGCCAAAGCTATTATAGACGTGGACAATGGTGTTGCTAACTCTAAAATCAAACGCACTAAAGAAGAGCTTAAAAGTATTCCAAACAAAACTAGATCTCGGCTAGATGTAGATACAGGGCTTTCTATACCAACTATTTATGCGTTTAAAAAATCATTAGACGCATTGCCAAACAAAAAAACAACAAAGGTAGATGTCGATACTAATGGTTTAAAGAAAGCTTATGCCTACATAATAAAAGCAAACGACAATTTCCAAAGACAGATGGGGAATTTAGCTAATATGTTTCGTGTGTTCGGCACTGTAGGTTCTAATATGGTTGGTGGATTACTTACATCATCTTTTAGTACCTTAATACCTGTAATAGCGAGCGTAGTCCCTGTAGTATTTGCGCTATTAAACGCTATCAAAGTGTTAACTGGCGGTGTACTTGCTTTAGGTGGTGCGGTAGCAATAGCCGGCGCTGGCTTTGTAGCATTTGGCGCAATGGCTATCAGCGCTATAAAGATGCTTAATGATGGCACTTTACAAGCTAGCTCAGCAACAAACGAATACAAAAAAGCTTTAGATGGCGTAAAGTCAGCATGGACTGATATTATAAAGCGAAATCAATCCGCTATCTTCACAACTCTTGCAAATGGTTTAAATACCGTTAAAACAGCAATGCAGAGCTTACAACCGTTTTTTAGTGGTATTTCAAGAGGAATGGAAGAAGCGTCTCAAAGCGTGCTTAAATGGGCTCAAAATAGCGGTGTAGCATCAAGGTTCTTCAACATGATGAATACAACTGGTGTTTCGGTATTTAACAAGCTATTAAGTGCTGCAGGCGGTTTCGGTGATGGATTAGTCAATGTATTCACACAATTAGCACCACTGTTTCAATGGTCGGCTGATTGGTTGGATAGATTAGGTCAATCTTTCTCTAACTGGGCTAATAGTACAGCTGGAGAAAATTCGATAACTCGTTTTATTGAATACACAAAAACAAACTTACCTATCATTGGTAATATTTTTAAAAATGTTTTCGTTGGAATTAACAATTTGATGAATGCATTTAGTGGATCATCAACTGGCATATTCCAATCTCTTGAACAAATGACAGCTAAGTTTAGGGAATGGTCTGAACAAGTAGGACAATCTCAAGGGTTTAAAGACTTTGTCAGTTATATACAAACTAATGGACCGCTAATAATGCAATTAATTGGGAACATTGCAAGAGGATTAGTTGCATTCGCAACAGCGATGGCTCCTATAGCTAGTGCAGTATTACGCGTTGCAGTAGCAATAACTGGTTGGATAGCTAACTTGTTTGAGGCGCATCCAGCTACAGCACAATTAGTTGGTGTCATTATAACTTTAGTTGGTGCATTTAGATTTTTAATTGCTCCAATATTAGCGGTAATGGATTTTCTGGGGCCATTAGCAGCAAGATTAGTCACATTAGTAACTAAGTTTGGTTGGGCTAAAACAGGAACTTTAGTATTAAGTAAGGCAATGACATCATTAAAAGGTCCAATAAAATTAGTTACAGCTATATTCCAACTGTTATTCGGTAAGATTGGATTAATTAGAAACGCTATTACAGGACTAGTAACTGTGTTTGGTATTTTAGGTGGTCCAATAACAATAGTTATTGGTGTAATCGCTGCATTAATAGCTATATTCGTTTTATTGTGGAATAAAAATGAAGGATTCAGAAACTTTATTATAAATGCTTGGAATGCGATAAAAACGTTTATGGTTAATGTTTGGGATGTATTGAAAGCTGTAGCTTCGGTTGTATGGAATGCTATTTTAAAAGCTATCACTACAGCAGTAACTAATGTATACAATTTTATAATGATTGTTTGGAATCAAATTGTCGCTTATTTACAAGGACTTTGGAATGGAATTATCGCTATTGCTACAACAGTATGGAACCTTTTAGTTACAATTATTACAACTGTTTTCACGACGATAATGACAATAGTTATGACGATATGGACAGCTATTTGGACATTCTTAAGTACAATCTGGAACACGATAATTACAATCGCTACTACGATTTGGAATTTGTTAGTCACTGTAATAACTACTGTGTTTACAACAATCATGACTATCGCAATGACAATTTGGAACGCTATTTGGACGTTCTTACAAACGTTGTGGAACACAATAGTTAGCGTAGCAACAACAGTATGGAATGCTATTACTACAGCTATATCTACTGCATTACAAGCGGCATGGAGTTTTATTTCAAATGTCTGGAATACAATTTGGAGTTTCTTATCTGGTATTTTAACAACTATTTGGAACAAAGTAGTAAGTATATTCACACAAGTTGTATCAACTATATCGGACAAAATGTCTCAAGCTTGGAACTTCATCGTGACTAAAGGCATGCAATGGGTATCTACTATAACAAGTACGCTAATTAACTTTGTTAATAAAGTGGTTCAAGGATTTGTTAACGTAGTAAATAAAGTTAGTCAAGGTATGACAAATGCAGTAAATAAAATAAAAAGCTTTATAGGAGATTTTGTGTCTGCAGGTGCTGATATGATCCGTGGTTTAATTAGAGGTATTGGACAAATGGCTGGCCAATTAGTAGACGCGGCTAAAAATGTTGCTAAGAAAGCTTTAGATGCAGCTAAAAGTGCTTTGGGTATTCACTCGCCTTCACGTGAATTCATGGATGTTGGTATGTATTCAATGCTAGGTTTCGTTAAAGGTATAGATAATCATTCAAGCAAAGTTATCCGTAATGTTTCTAATGTTGCAGATAAAGTAGTTGATGCATTTCAACCTACGTTAAATGCGCCAGATATTTCTAGTATTACTGGTAACTTAAGTAATCTTGGTGGCAATATCAACGCACAAGTCCAACACACACATTCAATTGAAACATCGCCAAACATGAAAACTGTAAAAGTTGAGCTTGATATTAATAACGACGCACTTACTAGTATTGTTAACGGCAGAAATGCTAAACGCAATTCTGAGTATTACTTATAAAGGAGGTTACAAATGGACATAGAATTAACTAAAAAAGATGGTACTGTAATCAAATTAAGTGAATACGGGTTTATCGTTAACGATATAGTAATTGATAGCATGCAAATCAACACAAAGTATCAAGATAAAGAAAACATGAATGGTCGTATATTAATGGGGAGCAATTATATCAGTAGAGATATAGTTGTTCCTTGTTTTTGTAAAGTTAAAAATCGTTCAGACATTGCTTATATGCGAGATATGTTGTATTCGTTAACGACAGACATAGAACCTATGTATTTACGAGAAATAAGAAGAAAAGAAGAGTTGAATTACAGGTTTACTCAACCAACTTCTGATGATTACGTGAAATTAGATAAAAACAACTTCCCGGATTACGAATATTCAAGACACGATCAACAAATTTATGTAAACGGTAAACAGTATAAAGTTATTTTTACTGGAGTTATAAACCCTAAACAAAAAGGTAATAAAGTTTCTTTTGAACTAAAATTCGAAACTACAGAATTACCATACGGTGAAAGTATTGGAACAAGCCTAGAGTTAGAAGAAAACAAAAAGGTTGGATTGTGGTCGTTTGATTTTAATATTGATTGGCATGCAGGCGGAGACAAAAGAAAGTATACATTTGAAAATTTGAGCAAAGGTGCAGTTTACTATCATGGTAGTGCTCCTAACGACCAATTCAACATGTATAAAAAGATAACAATTATTTTAGGCGAAGATACAGAATCGTTTGTATGGAACTTAACGCATGCTGAAATAATGAAAATCGAAGGGATTAAACTAAAAGCTGGAGACAAAATTGTTTATGATAGCTTCCGAGTTTATAAAAACGGTGTTGAAATAAGTACCGAAACGAATATAGCCCAACCAAAATTTAAATACGGAGCTAATAAATTTGAGTTTAATCAAACGGTACAAAAAGTTCAGTTTGATTTGAAATTTTATTATAAGTAGGTGTCAGAATGACAATAACTATTAAACCACCTAAAGGTAATGGCACACCTGTACCAGTAGAAACAACTTTAGTAAAAAAAGTTAATGCTGACGGTGTATTAACTTTTGATATTCTAGAAAACAAATACACATACGAAGTTATTAACGCTATAGGGAAAAGGTGGATTGTTAGTCATGTCGAAGGTGAAAACGACAAGAAAGAATATGTAATAACTGTCATTGATAGGAAATCAGAAGGCGATAGACAACTGGTTGAATGTACTGCTAGAGAGATTCCCATAGACAAGTTAATGATTGATAGGATTTATGTTAATGTAACAGGTTCTTTTACAGTAGAAAGATATTTTAACATTGTGTTCCAAGGTACTGGAATGATTTTTGAAGTCGAGGGTAAAGTTAAGTCTTCAAAGTTTGAAAACGGCGGTGAAGGTGACACAAGGTTAGAAATGTTTAAAAAAGGTTTAGAACATTTTGGATTAGAATATAAGATCACATATGACAAAAAGAAAGACAGATATAAATTTGTATTGACGCCTTTTGCAAATCAGAAAGCGTCTTATTTTATTTCTGATGAAGTTAACGCTAATGCTATAAAACTGGAAGAAGATGCAAGTAATTTCGCAACTTTTATCAGAGGATATGGTAATTATTCAGGAGAAGAAACATTCGAACACGCTGGCCTTGTTATGGAGGCCAGAAGCGCATTAGCTGAAATATATGGTGATATACACGCAGAACCATTTAAAGATGGTAAAGTGACTGACCAAGAAACTATGGATAAAGAATTGCAATCAAGATTAAAAAAGTCTTTAAAACAATCTTTGTCTTTGGACTTTTTGGTGTTAAGAGAAACTTATCCTGAAGCAGACCCACAACCTGGGGATATAGTTCAAATAAAGTCTGCTGTTTTAGGACTTAACGACCTAGTGCGTATAGTAGAAATTAAAACAATCAGGGATATAAATAATGTGATTGTTAAGCAAGATGTAACGCTTGGCGAATTCAGTAGGGAACAACGTTATATGAAAAAGGTGAATACTGCGGCTAACTATGTTTCTGGTTTAAACGACGTTAACCTTTCAAATCCTAGTAAAGCAGCAGAAAACTTAAAGTCTAAAGTTGCATCTATAGCAAAATCCACGCTTGATTTAATGAGCAAAACAGATTTGATTGAAGATAAGCAAAAGAAAGTGGGTTCTAAAACTGTAACCACATCTGACGGAACTATCGTTCATGATTTTGTAGATAAATCAAATATTAAAGATATAAAAACAATTGGAACAATTGGCGATTCTGTAGCTAGAGGATCACATGCGAAAACAAATTTCACCGAAATGTTAGGTAAAAAGTTAAAAGCTAAAACAACGAACCTTGCAAGGGGTGGTGCTACGATGGCTACCGTGCCAATTGGTACGGACAAAACAGAAAACAGTATATATCGTCAGGCAGAACAAATAAGAGGTGATTTAATCATAGTTCAAGGTACTGATGACGACTGGCTTCACGGTTATTGGCAAGGAGTGCCGATTGGAGATAGCAAAATAGATTTAAAAACCTTTTATGGCGCTTTCTGTAGTGCTATTAACATTATAAAAGAAAATAACCCACAAGCTAAAATATTAGTCATGACAGCTACAAGACAATGTCCTGTGGATGGCACTAAAATACGCCGTAAAGACACGGATAAAAATAAATTAGGGTTAACACTTGAAGACTATGTAAATGCTCAAGTTTTGGCTTGCAGTGAATTAGACGTGCCTGTATATGATGCATATCATACAGACTATTTCAAACCTTATAATCCTGCATTTAGAAAATCCAGCATGCCTGACGGGTTACATCCGAATGAACGAGGTCATGAAGTTATTATGTATGAACTTATTAAAAATTATTATCAGTTTTATGGATAATAAAGGAGGAAAACATGAGTAATAAACTAATTACAGATTTAAGCAGAGTTTTCGATTACAGGTATGTGGATGAGAACGAATATAATTTCAAACTCATTTCAGATATGCTTACTGACTTAAATTTCTCTCTTGAATACCATAGAAACAAAGAAGTATTTGCACATGACGGAGAGCAAATTAAGTATGAACACTTACAAGTTACTAGTAGTGTCTCTGACTTTTTAACATATCTAAATGGCCGTTTTAGCAATATGATTCTAGGTCATAACGGCGACGGTATTAACGAAGTGACAGACGCACGTGTTGATAATACTGGTTATGGTCATAAGACATTGCAAGATCGTTTGTATCACGATTATTCAACACTAGATGCTTTCACTAAAAAAGTCGAGAAAGCTGTAGATGAACACTACAAAGAATATCGAGCTACAGAATACCGATTCGAACCAAAAGAGCAAGAACCGGAATTTATCACTGATTTATCGCCATATACAAATGCAGTAATGCAATCATTTTGGGTAGACCCTAGAACAAAAATTATTTATATGACACAAGCGCGTCCAGGCAATCATTACATGTTATCTAGATTGAAAGCTAATGGACAATTTATTGATAGACTGCTTGTTAAAAATGGCGGTCACGGCACACACAACGCCTATAGATATATCGGCAATGAGTTATGGATTTATTCAGCAGTGTTAGACGCTAACAATAACAACAAGTTTGTACGCTTTAAATATAGAAGTGGAGAAATAACGTACGGTAATGAAATGCAAGACGTCATGCCAAACGTATTTAACGATAGATATACGTCGGCAATTTATAATCCTATAGAAAACTTAATGATTTTTAGACGTGAATATAAAGCTTCTGAGCAACAAGCTAAGAATTCATTGAATTTCATTGAAGTAAGAAGTGCTGACGATATTGATAAAGGTATAGACAAAGTCTTGTATCAAATGGATATACCAATGGAATATTCTTCATTAACGCAACCTATGCAAGGTATTGCGTATGATGCAGGTGTCTTGTATTGGTACACGGGCGACTCAAATCCAGCTAACCCCAATTACTTACAAGGATTCGACATCAAAACAAAGGAATTATTGTTTAAACGTCGTATCGATATAGGCGGTGTGAATAATAACTTTAAAGGAGACTTCCAAGAAGCTGAGGGTCTCGACATGTATTACGATCTAGAAACGGGGCGTAAAGCGCTTTTAATCGGGGTAACTATTGGACCAGGTAATAACAGACACCACTCAATTTATTCAATTGGTCAAAGAGGTGTAAACCAATTCTTAAAAAACATTGCACCTCAAGTATCGATGACTGATTCAGGTGGACGTGTTAAACCATTACCAGTGCAAAACCCAGCATATCTTAGTGATGTTACTGAGGTTGGTAACTATTACTTATACTCTCAAGATACGCAAAATGCGCTAGACTTTCCATTACCTAAAGAATTTAGGGATGCAGGTTGGTTCTTTGATGTATTACCTGGACATTATAACGGTGCGGTAAGACAAGTACTCACTAGAAATAGCACAGGTAGAAATATGCTCAAATTTGAGCGTGTTATCGACATCTTTAACAAGAAAAACAACGGAGCATGGAACTTTAACCCGCAGAGTGCTGGATATTGGGAACACATACCTAAGAGCATCACAAAACTATCCGACTTGAAAATCGTTGGCCTAGACTTCTATATCACGGCTGAAGAATCGAAACGCTTTACCGACTTCCCGAAAGACTATAAAGGAATTGCAGGTTGGGTGTTAGAGGTGAAATCAAATACACCAGGCAACACAACCCAAGTGTTAAGACGTAATAACTTTGCATCTGCACATCAGTTTTTAGTTAGAAACTTCGGATCTGGTGGCACAAGTAAGTGGAGTTTATTTGAAGGTAAGGAGGTTGCATAATGGTAGTAGATAATTTTTCGAAAGATGATAACTTAATCGAGTTACAAACAACATCACAATATAATCCTGTTATTGATACAAACATCAGTTTCTATGAATCAGATAGAGGAACTGGTGTTTTAAATTTTTCGGTAACTAAGAATAACAGACCGTTATCTATAAGTTCTGAACATGTTAAAACGTCTATCGTGTTAAAAACCGATGATTATAACGTAGATAGAGGCGCTTATATTTCAGACGAATTAACGATAGTAGACGCAATTAATGGGCGTTTGCAGTATGTGATACCGAATGAATTTTTAAAACATTCAGGTAAGGTGCATGCTCAGGCATTCTTTACACAAAACGGGAGTAATAATGTTGTTGTTGAACGTCAATTTAGCTTCAATATTGAAAATGATTTAGTTAGTGGGTTTGATGGCATAACAAAGCTTGTTTATATCAAATCTATTCAAGATACTATCGAAGCTGTCGGTAAAGACTTTAACCAATTAAAGCAAAATATGGCTGATACACAAACGTTAATAGCAAAAGTGAATGATAGTGCGACAAAAGGCATTCAACAAATCGAAATCAAGCAAAACGAAGCTATACAAGCTATTACTGCGACGCAAACTAGTGCAACACAAGCTGTTACAGCTGAATTCAATAAAATAGTTGAAAAGGAGCAAGCGATATTTGCGCGTGTCAATGAAGTTGAGCAACAAATCAATGGTGCTGACCTTGTCAAAGGTAACTCAACAGTCAATTGGCAAAAGTCTAAGATTACTGATGATTATGGCAAAGCGATTGAATCATCTGAGCAGTCAATAGATAGCGTTTTAAGCGCAGTTAATACATCTAGGATCATTCATATTACTAGTGCAACAGATGCGCCCTCGTTTAAAGATATAGGGACTGTCGATACACCTAAAGAAGACGGCGTTGACGATGGTTCAGATATTCCGGTAGCTCCTAACACTTTAGGGAAGTCTGGCGTGTTAGTTGTCTATGTTGTTGATGATAGTACTGCACGTGCAACATGGTATCCAGATGATTCAAATGATGAATACACAAAATATAAAATTGGTGGCACATGGTACCCATTCTATAAAAAGAATGACGGCGATTTAACTAAGCGATTTGTTGAAGAAACATCTAACAACGCTTTAAATCAAGCTAAGCAGTATGTAGATGATAAATTCGGAACAACGAGCTGGCAACAACATAAGATGACAGAGGCGAATGGCGAATCAATACAAGTTAACTTGAATAATGCGCAAGGCGATTTGGGATATTTAACTGCTGGTAATTACTATGCAACCAGAGTGCCAGATTTACCAAGTGGCGTTGAAAGTTATGAGGGGTATCTATCTGTGTTCGTTAAAGATGAAACAAATAAGTTGTTTAACTTTACTCCCTCGAATTCTAAAAGAGTTTACACAAGATCTATTATAAATGGCAAACTCGATTCGCAATGGACAGTTCCAAACGAGCACAAAACCTCAGTTTTATTTGACGGTGCTGCAAGTGGTGTTGGAACAACAATCAACCTAACAGAGCCATATACTAACTATTCTGTATTGTTAATAAGCGGTACTTATCCTGGTGGCATTATAGAAACTTTCGGACTAACCGCATTGCCTAATGCAATTCAGTTAAGTAAAGCGAATGTAGTTGACACAGATGGCAACGGTGGCGGTATTTATGAATGTTTACTAACTAAAACGAGCGGCACAACCTTGAGAATTGACAATGATGTGTACTTTGATTTAGGTAAAACATCAGGTTCCGGAGCTAACGCAAACAAAGTCACTATAAACAAAATTATGGGGTGGAAATAATGAAAATCACAGTAAACGATAAAAACGAGGTTATCGGATACGTTAATACTGGCGGATTACGCAATAGTTTAGATGTAGATGATAACAATGTACCTATCAAATTTAAAGAAGAGTTCGAACCTAGAAAGTTTGTATTTACCAATGGTGAAGTTAAATATAACAACAACTTTGAAAAAGAAGAAACTTCAAATACACCTAGTCAACAAAATGCATCAGATTTGAGCGATGAAGAACTCCGCCGAATGGTAGCTAGTATGCAAATGCAGATGACACAAGTAAACATGTTAACAATGAAGTTAACACAACAAAACGCTATGCTAACTCAGCAGTTGACTGAATTAAAAAGCGGTAAAGTAAATACAGAGGGGGACGTTTAAATGGAAAAAATTAAGATGATTTATCCGACTTTTAAAGACATTAAAACTTTTTATGTGTGGGGTTGCTACAAAAACGAGCAAATTAAGTGGTATGTAGACATGGGTGTAATCGACAAAGAAGAATATGCATTGATCACTGGAGAAAAATATCCAGAGGCAAAAACAAGTGAGTCACAAGTGTAATACTTGTGGCTTTTAAATTTGAATAAAGTGGGTGTATGAATGTTTGGGCTTTTTAACAAACGCTTTTATGAGCAAAATTGGCGTATACAAAGACTTGAAGATAATGACAAAACGATGTTTGAGAAGTTAGATAAAATTGAACATGGTCAAAAAGCTCAAGAAAAAGTAAGCGATAAACTAGATAGAACGCTCGATGAGATGAAGCGAGAAAGAGAATTAGACAAAGAAATGAAAGAAAAGAACGCTAAAAATATCAAAGATTTAAAAACGTGGGTTATGGGGCTTATAGGTACTATTTTAGGTTCATTAATCATCGCGATTTTAAGAACTGTTTTTGGTATTTAAAGGAGGTGTTAACTATGCTAAAAGGATTATTAGGTTATAGTTTTTGGTCATGCTTCTGGTTTGGTAAATGTAAATAACAGTTAAGAGTCAGTGCTTCGGCACTGGCTTTTTATTTTGATTGAAATGAGGTGCATACATGGGATTACCTAATCCAAAGACTCGAAAACCTACAGCTAGCGAAGTGGTGGAGTGGGCACTGTATATGGCTAAAAACAGAAGAGTTATAGATGTTGACAGAGCATACGGTGGGCAATGTTGGGATGTTCCTAACTATATTTTAGAACGATATTGGGGGTTCAGAACTTGGGGCAACGCAAATGCTATGGCTCAAAAATCCAATTATCGCGGTAGAGATTTTAAAATTTATAGAAATACAGCTAGTTTTACGCCTAAGCCGGGAGATTGGGCAGTTTGGGCTAATAGAAACCCGGGTCATGTAGCGATAGTTGTTGGTCCAGCTGATAAAAATGCGTTTGTTTCAGTAGATCAGAATTGGTATACAGCTAATTGGTCTGGCAGCCCTCCCTATAAAATCAAACACACTTATCACGATGGGCCTGGAGGAGTAACACATTTTGTTAGACCACCATATCATCCAGACAAAACTACACCGGCACCCCAACCGGTACCTAAACCGAAAGATGATAGTGATGATAAGGAAAAGGATAATAAAAAAGTTCCGATTTGGAAAGACGTAAAAACTATAAAGTACACTATTTCTAGCCAAGAGGTTAATTATCCGGAATATATTTATCACTTTATAGTAGAGGGTAATCGACGACTCGAAAAACCTAAAGGGATAATGATTAGAAATGCTCAAACAATGAGTTCAGTAGAAAATTTATATAACAGTAGGAAGAAATACAAACAAGATGTGGAATATCCCCACTTTTATGTTGATAGACATAACATTTGGGCTCCTAGAAGAGCAGTATTTGAGGTTCCTAATGAACCTGATTATATAGTTATAGACGTATGCGAAGATTATAGCGCGAGTAAAAATGAATTTATTTTCAATGAAATTTACGCAATGGGTGTAGCGGTAGACATGATGGTTGAATACGAGATACCTCTAAGTATTGAAAATCTTAAAGTAGACGATAGCATTTGGCGTTCGATGTTGGAACATGTTAATTGGAATATGATTGACAACGGTGTTCCTCCTAAAGATAAATATGAAGCGTTAGAAAAGGCATTACTTAATATATTTAAAAACAGAGAAAAATTATTAAATTCTATAACTAAACCAACAGTAACAAAATCTAGAATAAAAGTTATGGTAGATAATAAAAACGCTGATATAGCTAATGTAAGAGACTCATCACCAACAGCTAACAATGGATCGGCATCTAAACAACCGCAGATTATAACCGAAACAAGTCCTTATACATTCAAACAAGCACTGGATAGACAAATGGCAAGAGGTAACCCGAAAAAATCTAATGCTTGGGGCTGGGCTAACGCTACACGAGCTCAAACGAGCTCGGCAATGAATGTTAAGCGAATATGGGAAAGTAACACACAATGCTACCAAATGCTTAATTTAGGCAAGTATCAAGGTGTTTCAGTTAGTTCGCTTAATAAGATACTTAAAGGTAAGGGGACATTGAATAATCAAGGTAAAGCGTTCGCAGAAGCTTGTAAAAAGCACAACATTAATGAAATTTATTTGATCGCACACGCTTTCTTAGAAAGTGGATATGGAACAAGTAACTTCGCAAACGGAAAAGATGGGGTGTACAACTACTTTGGTATAGGTGCTTACGACAGCAATCCTAACTACGCAATGACGTTTGCAAGGAATAAAGGTTGGACATCTCCAGCAAAAGCAATCATGGGCGGTGCTAGCTTCGTAAGAAAGGATTACATCAACAAAGGACAAAATACACTGTACAGAATCAGATGGAATCCTAAGAATCCAGCTACGCACCAATACGCTACTGCTATAGAGTGGTGCCAACATCAAGCAAGTACAATCGCTAAGCTATATAAACAAATCGGCTTAAAAGGTATCTACTTCACAAGGGATAAATATAAATAAAGAGGTGTGTAAATGTACAAAATAAAAGACATTGAAACGCGAATAAATAACAAAACTGTTGATATCGGCGACATCGGTTGTCGCTTCTACACAGAAGACGAAAACACAGCTTATGTCAGAATCGGAATCAATGATGAAAAAGGCAGAATCAACTTCAAAGAAAGTAATTTGACACCTAAGTTACATCTGTTCATGGAAGATGGTTCTATATTCAAAAATGAGCCAGTTTTAATCGACGATAATGTAAAAGGGTTCCTTACCTACAAGATACCCAAAAACGTCATTAAACACGTAGGTATGGTGCGTTGTAAGTTATTTCTAGAGAATGACCACGAGAGAATACACGTCGCAAACTTCCATTTCTACATTATCGATAGTGGCATAGACGACGCAGTGCAAAAAGAGGTGTCTATCACATTAGTTGAGGATACTGTAAAAAGAATTATCCGTACAAGCGCTAGCGAGTTACTAGGAGACGACTTCAAAGAAACGTTAAACACAACTGTTAAGCAATACATCGCTGACAATGCAGACAAGTTTAAGGGCGAGCGTGGAGAACGTGGAGAAAAAGGAGAAGCGGGCGAACGAGGTGCGCAAGGCATTGCGGGAACCAGCGCTGATATAACTGACGCAATTGGTAACTTCTCTAATTTGAAAGATATTGTTAATTTACCTTTACAACCAAATTTTGTTGAAGAGGTTAACAAGTTATCTACAACTAAAGGAGATATGACAGTTAGTATCGTACATGCACCATCTCAAACATTCCATGTAGTGCAACCAATAAGTAGTAGTCGAGCTTTAAGAGTTTGGTTCAATAAAAACCAGAAAGATGACTATATCATTTTTAGAGAGACAGAAATAGGAGACTACACCAACGAAAACAAATCGATCGGGTACCAAAATTTAGAAATGGTTGATAGTAGTATGTTCAACACTTCTTATGCACCAAACTACTATGCAACTACTGTAGGTGCAACACTCAAAGGAACAATTATTGCGGATAAAATCAATTTCACATCTTATTGCAATAACGTTGGCGGTATTTGGGAAGCGATACTTGATGAGGGAACAATTAACGAACAGAGAAAAACGATTTCTACGTATAGCAGTACCAATAAAGTTGATAACGAGCAACTACTTTTCGATAACTTAGATTATAAAAAACATACATTGAAATTAGTATACAAAGGTCAAGACCCTAGCTATCCAGTTTCATCTCCTAGAGGTTGGCTATATTTCGGTGGTGCGCGTCCACAAGATATTAAAGGTACAATCAACGTGTTTAAATTAGTTCCGATTGTAACAAATGTCACTCAATCACTTTATAGCTACTCTAACAAAGACGTTGCAATGCAAATTAGAGACGCTAACAATTCAACTGGAGAGCAATTTGTGCCAGAACATAACGGAATAGCGACAGCTTTTAAAAACAAAGAGGCTAAGTTATTAGGAGACAATAAAGAATTACCATTTATCACTGATAGAGTTTATACAGATATCAAAAATGTTAGCTTAGTTCAAAACGTTAACGGTAGAGTGGATAACAACGATTTAGTCAATATCATTACAAACCACTCAATTAAAAATGGTGCAATTTCGGTATATGGAAGTGTTAAGTTTTTAAAAAACACATATGTCAAAACAGCATACGCTGGCATGGTGCCATATTTCACTAAAAACGTTAACAAAATCAAATCGTCATTGAATAACACATATAAACCAGATATAAGCGGAACATACAGAATTGAGAAGATGCCCGAAAAACTGCAAGCTAAATCATATGTATTAAGTAATGATACTAATGATGTTGTTACGGCTTTTGAATTTGAAAATATTATCAAAACAAACAGAATTAACGACAATGCGATAAAAGGCGATACATGGATAGAACACCGCAACGCAGACATGGGCAAGGTTTATAACCAACAATTTAAAGAAGAAACAATTGAAGCGGGTTATGAATGGCAATTCAAACTGAATTACAGAACAACAGAAATACCATACGCAAACACATTAATTTAAAGCTAACCTTTCGAGGTTGGCTTTTTATTTTGGATAAAAGGAGCAAACAAATGGATATTAACTGGAAATTGAGATTTAAAAATAAAGCAGTATTAACAGGTTTAGTTGGTGCATTGTTGCTATTTATCAAGCAAATCACGGATTTATTCGGATTAGATTTATCAACTCAATTAAATCAAGCTAGCGCGATTATAGGCGCTATCCTCACGTTACTTACAGGTATTGGTGTTATTACTGACCCAACGTCAAAAGGTGTTGCCGATTCATCTATAGCACAGACATATCAAGCGCCTAGAGATAGTAGCAAAGAAGAACAACAAGTGACTTGGAAAACTTCACAAGATACTAACTTAACACCGGAATTAAGTACAAAAGCACCGAAAGAGTACGACACATCACAACCATTTACAGACGCCTCTAATGAAATCGGTTTTGATGTGAACGAGTATCATCATGGAGGTGGCGACAATGCAAGCAAAATTAACTAAAAAAGAGTTTATAGAGTGGTTGAAAACATCTGAGGGAAAACAATTTAATATCGACCTTTGGTATGGATTTCAATGCTTTGACTATGCCAATGCAGGTTGGCAAGTCTTATTTGGCTACAACTTAAAAGGTGTAGGTGCCAAAGACATCCCAAGTGCTAATAATTTTAACGGACTAGCTACTGTATACCAAAATACACCAGACTTCTTAGCGCAACCTGGCGACATGGTTGTGTTCGGTAGCAACTACGGTGCTGGATATGGTCACGTAGCATGGGTAATTGAAGCAACTTTAGATTATATCATTGTATATGAGCAGAATTGGCTCGGCGGTGGCTGGACAGACGGTGTACAACAACCTGGCTCTGGTTGGGAAAAAGTTACAAGACGCCAACACGCTTACGACTTTCCTATGTGGTTTATCCGTCCGAACTTCAAAAGCGAAACAGCTCCACGATCAGTACAATCTCCTACACAAGCACCTAAAAAGGAAACAGCTAAGCCACAACCTAAAGCGGTAGAACTTAAAATCATCAAAGATGTAGTTAAAGGTTACGACCTACCTAAGCGGGGTGGCAATCCTAAGTTTATAGTTATTCACAACGACGCAGGAAGCAAAGGAGCAACAGCAGAAGCATATCGTAATGGATTAGTTAACGCGCCATTATCGAGGCTAGAGGCAGGTATTGCACATAGTTACGTATCAGGCAACACAGTGTGGCAAGCCTTAGATGAATCACAAGTAGGCTGGCATACAAAGAATCAAATAGGCAATAAATACGGTTACGGTATTGAGGTGTGTCAATCAATGGGCGCAGATAACGCTACGTTTTTAAAAAATGAACAGGCAACTTTCCAAGAATGCGCTAGGTTATTAAAAAAGTGGGGATTACCAGCAAACAGAAACACAATCCGATTGCACAACGAATTCATTTCAACATCATGCCCGCACAGAAGCTCAGTATTGCACACTGGTTTTGACCCAATAACTCGCGGGCTATTGCCAGAAGACAAGCGATTACAGCTTAAAGACTACTTCATCAAGCAGATTAGGACGTATATGGACGGTAAAATACCGGTTGCCACTGTCTCTAATGAGTCAAGCGCTTCAAGTAATACAGTTAAACCAGTTGCAAGTGCATGGAAACGTAATAAATATGGTACTTACTACATGGAAGAAAGTGCTAGATTCACAAACGGCAATCAACCAATCACAGTAAGAAAAGTGGGGCCATTCTTATCATGTCCAGTGGGTTATCAGTTCCAACCTGGTGGGTATTGTGATTATACTAGCGTGTTACTCCAAGATAACCACGTATGGCTTGAATACGAATGGCAAGGAAATTTCTACTATATTCCTATTCGTTCATGGGACGGAACACCGCCTCCCAATCAAATAGTTGGGGAACTTTGGGGCACTATTAGTTAATATGTTATAATTAATATCCACCACATCATTTGGCAGGTACTTCGGTGCTTGCCTATTTTTTTATGTTATAATGTAATTACATTACCAGTAACCAATCTGGCTTAAAACCACATTTCCGGTAGCCAATCCGGCTATGCAGAGGACTTACTAGCGTAAAGCAGTAAGAAGCTGACTGCATATTTAAACCACCCATACTAGTTACTAGGTGGTTTTTTGTTTTAATGATTGACATATTAATAGTGGTTGGATTACTATTTAAATATAAACGACAACGCCCCCACCCCTTTTTAGGCAGACAAGTTCTGATGTGGGGGTATTTTTTTGAGGTGTGAAGATGGAACCTAAAGCTCTGAGTTTTCAAGAACAAGCTGATCTATTACAAGATAGAGGCATGATCATAAAAAATAGTGATAACGCTATAAAAAAGTTAGAAAATATAGGCTATTATAAATTAAAAGAATTCGCTCATCCATTATCGAAAGTCACAAAGGATGAGTTTGGTAATAACATTAGGATTTATAACGAAGTTAATTTTGATGATGTTATAACCAGATACTATCAAGATAAAAATTTAAGAATGGGTTTGTTACATGCTATTGAAAAAATTGAAGTATCTTTAAAAACCAGAATATCTTATGTCTTAGGTGAGACATATGGCGCTTTTGGTTATCTAAACTTTTCAAAATGGTGTAACAAAAATGAATATTGTAAACATTATTTGAATTATCAGGAAAACAGATTTAAAAAAGAGTTGCATAAAAAAATAAAACTATCAAGAAGTTATGAACTACAAGACAAAAAGAATTTTAATGAGAGAAAATTACCTAGTATTTGGTTAATGACTGATGTTTTAATGTTCGGAGATATAGTAAATCTTTTAATACTTATGTCAAAAAAGAATTTACAGAAAATTTCTAATTATTATAAATGTAGTAACAGAGAATTAATATCATGGTTAAAATGTCTTAATTTCATCCGTAATATTTGTGCGCATAACTCAAATGTTATCGATATTAAATTAACAACTGCTCCAATAGTTTATGAAAAATGGAAAAGGGACATATTCCAATTCAAGGATGGTAATTATTCTAACAGGTTAGCAATTGTTATTTTTATAATACATCATTTCATAGAACAAATTAATGACAGATACAAAATTCAAAAGATTACAAAAGCTATTCATAATATAGTAGGCAATGATATATTGAGAATTAACCAATTAGGGTTTGTAAACAAAGATTCGATTACTAAACTCCAGAGATTATCTTACTAA